ATAGCGTTAACTAGGTTGATAACCATATCAATGCCGGCCTGTGCTACCTTGGGTAGGTTGTTGCTTAGAGCATTCAGGAAGGCTATGATAAGTTGGGTTGCAGCGTTGGATATACGCTCAGCCTGACGTCCAATAGCTTCGATCATACCAAGAACTAGCTGAATAGCGCCCTCAGCGATCTTCGGGATATTGTCCACCAAGACCTTGAGGATAGCGTCAACCAGTTTACCGATAACTTCAGAAAGCTTCGGCAGTAGGCGTATGAACACCTCTAGGATTGTCTCGCCTAGCTTGGTAAGACTGTCCACCAACTCAGATCCACGGTTAGCCAACTCCGTGACGAAGTTGACAATACCCGCGGCGAGGTTTGTGAGTAACCCTGGTACCAAACCACCGAGTCGTTCGACCGTAGCTATTCCTGAGTCACCTGCGGCACTGAATATAGCCCAAGCTGATGCGAAGGCTAAGGCCGCACCGCCTGCTAAGGCCAGACCAGCACCCACAGAAAGTAGGGCCACGCCAAGACCTAGCATGGATGGGATAACGGGTGTGAGTAGAGCTGAGGCTCCGGCAATAACGACGATGGCTCCAGCTAGGACCAGCATTGACTTACCGATCTCTTCCCAAGACATCTCGCCCATAACCTTAACGGCTTGCGAGAGCATGAGAATACCCGCGGCAGCAATCGTGAGTGACGCAGCACCACCAAGGGCGCCTTGCATAGCCACCATGGCTACACCCATCACCACAAGAGCCGCAGCCATACCGGCGATACCCTTGACGAGCTCACCCATCTCGATGTTACCGAGCTTCTCTATCACTCCAGCGACGATCGTAAGTGCCCCAGCTACAAGTGTCAGACCGACACCGGTGGATATGAGCTGACTCGGGTTCATCAGTCGGGTAGCCGCGGTCAACAGACCGAGCACTATGGCTACGGACGTCAGACCTTTAGCAAGTTCGCCCATCTCGATGTTACCAAGATGTTCGACGGCGATCGACATGACGATAAGGGCGCCAGCCAGAGCAAGAATCCCCACCGCGGACAGGGATGTGTCGGCAGGCATAGCCTTCATAGCCCCCGCCATCACGCCAAGACCAATCGCGGCTGCGGTCAGACCCTTGGCTAACTCACCCATCTCGATATTACCGAACTTCTCCACGGCCGTAGCCATGACAATAAGCGCGGCAGCCATGACACCCATTGCGATAGCGGAGGATATCATCCCACCACCGGCAAGACCCTGCATAGACTTGAGTCCGCCGATGAGAATACCGAGGGATATAGCCACAGATCCAAGGCCCTTAGCTAGAGTCTCTAGGTCAGCTTGTCCCATTTTGAGCACTGCTATAGCAAGCAGGTCGATCGCAATAGCCAGAGCGATCATCGCACCGGCTAAGACCGGGATAGTGGTGAACGTGCCCAGACCTTGTAGCTTGGTTAGTAAGAACAGCGCACCCACAAGCTCACCAATGGCCGCGCCAATACCAGCGAGGGATGCTGACATCTTAGCCGAGTCAATTAGTGACAAGGCAACAATTGATGCTGCGAGGATACCGACGGCAATCGCGATCTTCTGGAGCGTATCCGCCTGGACGTTAGCCTGGAGGGAGGATAGTGTTCCTTCGAGGGCTCCGAACGTATCCTTGATGGATCCGATGAGTCCGTCCTTACCAGTCAGAGCCTCTGCGAGAGACTTGAGTAGACCGCCCGTGGCGTCGATATTTAGGCCGTCCTTAACGATCTTGTTAAGTAGTAGACCAATACCGCCGGCTAGACCAACGTTAAGGAAATCAAGCAGACCATCGAACGAGGCGCCGCTAAACGCTTCAGTCAGATGCTGTTTGAACTTACCCATGACGGATGAGAGTTTATCCAGTTGGGCAGATATTAGAGAGCCGGCCGAACCGATTACGGACGCAGCCTGCTGGAGACGGTTCTTGAATGCCTCAAGTGCACTAGATTCAGATATAGCCCTGTTGAACGCAGCTATACGCTCAGCTACACCGTTCAGTCCAGGAACCTTGATGTCGGCCATCCGGACGAGAGCGCCACCAAAAGCCTTAAGACCCTCGATGGGTGCTGCCAGTACGTTACCCAGTCCTTCGAAGAACTTAGGAATAATCTGAGACTTCTGTAAGAACTGATCAAATCGCGTGATAAGCGAACCGATATAACCAGTGAACGCCAGGATACCTGACCCACCGCTGGCTGTTACACCGATCAACTTAGCAAACATGCTAACTACTGGGCCGATAATTTGCCCCGCGATAGAAAATACACTGAAAACGCCAGCCATTGTCCGGCGAAGGTTATTCAGCGTTTTCTCACCAGGAGTCAGCGCGACGACGAATCGTTGGAACGCCTGAGTAGCCTTGAGTAGGTGTTCCGGGGTGATCGGCTTGAAGACTTGGCCGGCAGCTTCGCCGACCGTCTTGAATATGCGGCCGACGTTCTCGAACGCTAGACCAAGGGTAGCGACGATACGATCTCGACCGTGTAGCTTGTTCAAGAACCCATCGAGCAAATTGTTACGTGCGTCGTTAGTCTTCTGAATAATCGGGTCGATAGCGTTATAAATACCAGAGAACAGCTTCCCCGACTGTTCAAAGTCACCAAGAATAAGCTGCCATGTCTTGGCCCAACCTGAGCCGACGCCTTCCTTGATAGTGTCCTTCAGTTGAGTGAAGGTCTTAACCTTGGTTGCGGCTTCGTTGGCTGTGACAGCGAACTCTTTGATCTTCTTGATCTGCTCGTCAGTGTAGCCGATCTGCTTCAGCTGGGCATCTGACATATCACCCGTGAAACCCTTGAGGGTGTTGGTCAGGACTTCGGCGTTAATCCAGCCGTCCTGCAACGAATCACGGAATGATTTGCCAGACTTTGTCCATTGTTCGAACGTAGTATCTTTGGAGATACCCTCGATTCGACCCATGGCTTTAGCAGTCTCGAATAAGGCTTCCTGGAAGACCTGTCCGCCCATACCGGCGTTAACAACAGAGTTCCAGTCCTGTAGACCGACCTTACCTGCGGCCAAAGCCTGGGAAAGCTGGTACATGGCCGTGGAAGCCTGGTTGGCGTCCGAACCAGAGACTGCGGCAAGGTTAGAGATACCCTTAATCGCTGATACCGACGTATCGAGATCCACACCAGCCGCCGTGAATGTACCAATGTTCTTGGTCATCTGAGCGAAGTTGTAGATCGTCTTGTCGGCGTAGGTGTTCAGCTGATCTAGGGCACCGTTAACGTCCTGTAGGGTTGAACCCTTACTCTGAGTGTTAGCAAGGATGGTCTGAATCGAACCCATATTGAGTTCGTACTCACGGAAACCATCCATGACCGGTTCTAGGGTTAGGGACTTGGCTATGCTAGCGCCCGTGGATATAGCTTGGGTAGCTATGTTGGTGAGGGCACCGATGGCTACGGCTGAAGCCGCTACGAAACCCAGCCCGATCTTATTAGCTTCACTCTCGACGTGTGAAACCGAGAAGGAGTCGGCCTGTTTCTGAATATCGTCAAGTCCTTTGGCCTTACCCCCAATATTCATAGCGGACTTGAGTCGATCGAGCATTGATATAGCGGTTTGTACGCCGGCTTGGAACCGCGATGAGTCAAACTTTAGCGCAACTACACGCTCGTCAATACTAGGCACGAGTCACCTCCTTCCATACAGATTCTGTGATTTGATCAAACACTGGTCGAATGGCCGGATTGATGTAATCCCGACCTTGAACATACCCACCAGTTCCGGTACCGTGTCCGTATTGCAGGATTACGGCAATATTGACACCCTGGTTGATATGATTATTGAGCCACTCAATCTTCGCACCCCTACCGGAAATTTGAGTGCGGAAGCTCCAGGCCCCTGCGGTCTCACCAGACTCTTTCGGAGTGGCTTTAGCGAGAGCATCTACTCCCATTTTGCCGTACTTGTCAAGAGTCTTGTAGATGTCAGCTTTGGACATTCGCTTGAGCCAGGATTCGGTGTTCTGCCAAGTTCCTGAGGTCTCTAGCGAGAAAGTCATTACTTCCTAACCCAAGTAGCAGAACCGTAGAGTTTGACGCCGACAGGTGGTTTATCCATGTATTGGATCTTACCGTTCGCACTCACCCGTAGTGTTGTAGCTACCGGAGAACCATCAGCTTTAACGCCCGTCGCAACAAAGTCTAGATCGTATCTTGGATACCAAACGGTGTATGGTACCGAGCCTAACACACCATACTGAGCAGCATTGGCAGGGACCTGAACCATAAGCTGTAACGCAAAGAAACTAGTCCCTATTTTGTTTATGTAGGACTTTTGCACCCCATTAGTAGTGTCAAGCAGATAGGCGGTTATGTCCACTGGCTGATTTGCAGCACCGCCGCCCCCACCACCGTTCTTGGGAAGCGCGTCCACCTTCTTCTCCAGCTCGAGCATCTTATCGTAGACCGGTAGGTAGTCCTTGATCCATGGGATGATGAGTTGTTCGAACTGCGGTGACGGCGGATTCTCGTAAGGGTTACCAACAGGTTGCCATTGTCCACCGGGTCCAGACTCATCTAGACGGCCGTCGGTAATGTAGACGTGACCGATACCGAGTTGAGCCGCCTTAGCGAACACTTGTCGGTAGTTATCAGGTGTACATCCATGAACGACATGCCAGAATCGGATGCCTGGCTCCTTAGCCATGTCGGCGGTGTGTACTGGAGTTCCAGGTTTCTCGTTCAAGTAGTTCTCGGCAGTTCCTTCGTACGTCATAAAGACGTCGGTCTTCCACTTGAGAAGCTCTGGAGCAATGTTGGCGCCGCAGTTACACACCACGAAGAACTCGGAACCCCATCGGAACTTGATGGACTCGATCAAGTCCTTATACCAGTCTGCGCGCTTACCAGACTCACCCCACCCATTGATGACCTCGTCCAGAAATACACCCTCGGCGAGACTGCCGTACTGGGTCTTGAACTTCTCGATCTGACCCATGATGTATTCTTTGGTGTACTTGTCCTTGTCGGGAATATTAGCCCGACCATCCCAGTCCACACCAGAGGCTGCGCCGTACTGAGTCTTGACATAGAACACGAGGCGCTTAACACCCTTGTTCTTAGCAATCTCGCCCTGGACTTTGAAGTCGTTATCGAATGTATCCCAGTTACCGCTGTTACGGTTTAGGATACCGATACCAAGAGCGTTACCAAATGACAAGAACCGGTTCCATTTTGACACTGTAGCCGGATTGGTGTCTTGGTCGTGATAGTAGTCTGGCCACGTGTAGGATACGATCGAGTAGTATCGTTCGCCAACCTTGAACGGCTTGTTAGTGCGCTGCAATTCTCGGATGTCAAGTGAGTGTACATCCAGCAGGTTGCGCAGATTCGAGTCGAGGTTGTTAATACCGACACCGGTAGCGGGTAATCCACCCCCACCCATAAGGTTGGTCAGCTGAAGTTCTGTACCATGCCGACTACCGTTGTAGAATTCAACGTCAAGCTTTAGACCACCAGGTTTCTGGGGGTTACCCGCCTCGCCAGCAAGTTTAGTGAGACGAATAGCCTTGATATAATCGTTATGTCGTTTGTCAAGGAATTTATTATTGTAGGTATAGATCTTAGCCATACTTACTCCTATTCGGTTAATTCAAAGTCGATTACGTCAGGACCCGCAGGATTGATACGAGCCGGATAATCGAAACTGATTAAACCATCCTCGTTCTCGCTGACATACGTCATTTCGTTGGTCTCCACAAGAATTAGGTCACCTTCAGAAACGATTCGAACTTCTTTGAGATTGATCAACACGTTGATGATAAGCTGAACATCAGGCATACGAGCGTTCTCTCGATCGTAGCCATGTAGTGTATTCATCAATATAGTCCGACGGTCAGTAGAAATCTGACTTAAATCAACTATGAAATGTGTTGACGGAGAACCGCCGAAGAACTCAACAGGCGTAGACGTCAGTTTGAACGAGAATTCCGTAGGTGTGACGTTCTGGCCGTATGTCGTGTAAGTCCGATTATCGGGCATTGCGGAAACATTATAGAGTAAATGTAGGTAATCTACTTCTTTACCGTTTCCATCAGACCCCTTGGTCATAAACGACATGTTGAAACGTTTAGAAAAACCGGCGGTGTCATGTTCGACACCAGAGACCTGTGATTCCATACCCATCAAATAATTCAGGATCTGCGGGTAGGTTACACACTTGACTGTACCTGTGTATTCAGGCGTCAGTTCTGCATCAGCAATCTTGAACCCATCCACATATATAGATGTGTATCGTGGAGTAGATGTATCCTCTACGGAAATGAGTCCACTCCATGGGAACGCCCCCGATCCGTAATATAGGACACCATTGCTGACACCATACTCGTAGTTACGGTTCTGGGGTTGATCCCATACGATTGCTGTCATTAGAGGTTTAGCTCCTTGAATAGATCCTGAATATCGTTGGGTAACAATAATTTAGGATCAGCATTTGCGTTTCCGTACAAGTAATTTGTAACTCGCTCATACAGGGTAGGCTGCCATGTCTGATCAATGGAGATGTGTGAGGATCCCACAATACCCTTCTCATCAGAGAACGGACGAAGTGTAAGTTTGTACTTACGGAGAATCGGATCTATAGTCTGACCGATCGTCGTGTAGTTAACAGCAGACATAGACGACTTGCAGTTGTACAAGATGTGTAGTACACTCTTGTCTTCACCAACCTTAGTTTCGTAGCTGAAACAAAACTCCGTCTGAGACTGTTGGGTTGCGTAGAAGCCTTTGAAGATTTCTTGAATGCCCAGACAATCCTTGAATGCGAATGGGAATGAGTACGCACTGATCTCTGCTGTGAATTCTCCTCCGTGGTTTGTCTCACCTACCTTCTGACCGTTTAGGTAGATCTCGTTGGTCATAGGCTCACCAAAGGATTCGGTCGCATCAACCAGACCATCCCAAGGAGCAACGATACCAGTTCGGAGGTTATACAACACCCCGTGAGACACGCCATACTGATACTTTGGGTTTGGTGTAGCCCACATCAGTTTAGCCATAGTTAGCCTTTCGTGTTCATCTCGCGCAGTCGCTTAGCGTTCAGCTCACGATTACGGCGTGCTATCTCCTCTGGACTCATCTTCTTCGGGTTGTTCTTTGCGTTGAATACCCGGATGAGAGTGAATAGACGGTTCAAATGCCATTCCTCACATTCTTTGGGTATCTGCATGGAGAACATCCAGTAGTATATCAGTTCAGCGGTGATAACCTCTCGACTCGGAGGACTGTTGTTTTCGGCGAACCAAGTAGCAGACTGTTTAGAGCTTATGTATTTGTTTATTTCATCAAAGTTCGAAGGGGACAAACGATCCAAAAGATTATAATCGAAGTTTGGCGTCACGACCATAAACGTGACGTAATCTAGGATCTCTTCTGGAGATTTGTCATCGGGAGACAAGAACGGTTTCTCGTACTTTGCCTCCCATTTTGACAGTGATAGAAGAGAGTGCTCCAACTCAACGGTCACTGTCGCCATCTCGAACTCATCGGTTGCTTCGTTGAATAGCTCTTCGAGCTCGATCTTGAGTTGAAGCATGAGATTAAGCAGCCGTGAAGAGCTTGATAACCTCATCCGGAACAGGAAGGGTCGGTTCCTCAGTAGTCGTACCGTACAGTTTGTCGGTAAGCTTCTTTAGGTCGGCTGCGGTGACCTTGGTGGAGTCGATCGTCAGCAGAGAAAGCGGTTTAACGCCTTCGGTGGTGACAGACACCGGAGTAGTGGAGACATCCCAGCTGAAGCTGATAGCCTCGGGGTTGTCGTTCACCGTGGAGTAGGCACGCTCAGAAGGCGAAGCCAGGCAGTTGTACACGATGTGGATCTTGAAGCCCTTATCGGTACCATCCACGTCGTTACCAATCAAGGTTTGGTAGGAGAAGGCGAAACGCTTACGGGTCTGTTGACCAGCGAACACACCTTTCTTAACAGCCTTGGTGCCGTCGCACTCAGCGAACTCTTCAGGGTAGGTGAAAGCCTCGATGGTAGCTCCGAATTCCTCGGCAGAAACCAGGTTGAGGTATTTGATGTTGTCAGCGTAAGTCGCGTTAGACTCAGCGCCAGTGGGTTTCTCGGTAACGGTAGCAAGACCGTTCCAAGCTACACCTTTCTTGTAGGCGCCGGTGTTGTCCGGCAGGAACAGAACGCCTTTAGAAACACCAGTCTCGTAGAAACGCTGACCGGTCTGGTCCCATGTAAGGACAGCCATTTACTTCCTCCTAGAAGTATAGGTTGTAAACGAAGTGGTTTAATCCGTTTGAAGCGTACCAGCGATCGAATGAACACAAAGGTAATGAACCGACTCTATCCGGAATCGGAGAGTCTGGGTTCCGGTCTATGACTGTAAGTTGGTAACGCTTCTTGCGGAAGTAGCCCATATCATCGGCGTGCCGTACCCACTCATCATTGAGGTGATAGACTATAGCCGGATAGGACATCTTAAGGTTCTCCGGAGGTTGGAAATACACATTCCGGCTACCGAGTACTTGCTCTAGGATGGTTTGTAGATTAAGCCGTGGGGCCATTATACACACCACCTAGTTGCAAGATTAAACGGGGGCTCTGAACTTCAACTGAGCTGACAGTCCATAAAGCCCCCATCCACTCAATAAAGCGCATTGCAAAGAAATGGCTTTCGGCATACGCGTCAGCAACAATGCTGATCGAGTTACCGACCGAGATGTTCGAGTGTACATTCTCGGTGTTATCCAGGCGCCTGGAGTTACGTATCACATCACCGTAGTAATTACGGGTCACAATAACGTCTTCCCAGACGCCCGGTTGGCGTTCTACCTGATCGGCATAACCAATCTTTCCGTAGAACCGTGGCATGTCAATTACCGTTCGGTCGGAACGAAGTTGAAGAACCAGTTGTCAACGGTACCGGTCTCGAAGAAGTAGTTCTTCTGCGGGACAGCGACGACCATGGTGTCAGAAGACATGGTCACAGTACCGGTCACCTTAGCACCCTCGACGGTGTAATCAACACCAGCAGCGGTCGGGATGGTGATCACATTGTTAGCGACGGTCGGCTTGGTCGGAGTAGCCTTCGTGCCCTTCTGCTTCCAGAAAGCCACAGCGGACTTCGGACGAGTCAGCGTACCGCAGCAACGGGTTTCCATCAGGTACTTGTACTGGTTGTAGTCGATGTCGAAGTCGTCGAACATCGAAACCTCGCCACCACGAGTAGCACCGACGGTGTAGTCGGT